GACATTAACAAGTCCAGTAATTTCTACTATTAGCAACACTGGAACTTTAACGTTACCTACAAGCACTGATACACTTGTAGGTCGCGCCACAACTGATACCTTAACTAACAAGAGCATTAGTGGTAGCACCAACACTCTTAGCAACATTGGTAATTCATCATTAACAAACAGCAGCATCACCATCAATGGCACATCAACTGCACTTGGTGGTACTAGAACATTGGTTACTGATGATATTGCTGAAGATGGAAGCCCAGTCAATCTTTGGTACACAGATGCACGCGCACGTGCAGCAGTAAGTGCCACAGATGCCGGCGGTGATGGTAGCTTTAGTTACAATTCAGGTACAGGTGTGTTCACATATACAGGTCCTAGCGCCACAGAAGTGCGCGCTCATCTATCAGCAGGAACAGGATTAACATATACATCTGGTGCGTTTGCCATTGATTCAACTGTTGCCACATTAACAGGTTCACAAACATTAACCAACAAGACATTAACAACACCTGTTATCGCAGAAATTGATAGTGCTGCCGACATCACATTGGATGCCGCAGGAGACATCATTCTTGACGCAGATGGTGCCGATGTGTTGTTGAAGGATGGAGGCACAACATTTGGTGCCTTCACACAATCAGGTGGTGAACTTGTCATCAAATCTGGTGCCACACCAACATCAGCCATCACCATGTCAGGTGCTGATGTCACCATTGCTGGTAACTTGACAGTTTCAGGTACCACAACAACTGTGAACAGCAACACGGTAACCATTGGCGACAACATCCTTGTGTTGAACAGTGATGAAGCTGGCACACCAAGTCAAAATGCAGGCATTGAAGTGGAACGTGGTACATCTACAAATGCCTCCATCACTTGGGATGAATCCACAGATAGTTGGGGAGCTGGATTGGCAGGCGCTGAAGTTCCACTTGTCACAACATCAGGTACACAAACACTCACCAACAAAACCATTGATGGAAGTCAATTAGTGGCTGGCTCTGTTGCCAATGCCAAGTTGACAAACAGCACCATTTCAGGTAAGGCACTAGGTACTAATCTTGATACCTTGACCATGGGTGTGTCCGGAACTGGCTTGTCTGGTTCTGCAACATACAACGGTTCTGGTGCTTCAACATTCACGGTAACTAGCAACGCCACGAACGCCAACACCGTTTCAACAATTGTAGCCCGCGATGCCTCAGGAAACTTCAGTGCAGGCACCATCACCGCTACATTGTCAGGTAATGCTTCAACAGCAAGCGCCTGGGCAACCGGACGTACATTATCATTAACAGGCGATGTCACAGGTACTTCAGCATCATTTGATGGTTCTGGCAACATCTCAATTGCCACAACTATTGCTGCTGATAGTGTAGCCCTTGGTACAGACACTACAGGTAACTATGTCGCCAGCATCACTAACGGTTCATACATCACTGGTGGTAACGGTGGTTCTGAAGGCGCAGGTTTAACACTTGCTGTAGACGCCACAAGCGCCAATACAGCATCTAAGGTTGTGGCACGTGATGCTTCAGGTAACTTCAGTGCAGGCACCATCACTGCTGCACTTTCTGGTAATGCATCAACTGCCACAACATTGGCAACAGCAAGAAACATTCAAGGTGTGTCATTTAACGGTTCTGCTGACATCACAGTAGTGACAGCAGGTACTGGTGTATCTGTGTCAGGTACGGCAGTTAGCATCGGTCAAGCAGTTGCTACAAGTTCCAACGTGACATTTGCCAACATGACCTCAACTGGTGTGTTGACAGTTTCCAACGGTTCAACAACAGCTAACGGTATCAAGTTCGGTGCTGACCCAGGTGGTGGTTCAGGTGATATAGCACAAATTAATTATTATGCATCCGCAGGTGAAAGCACTATACTTCATCTTCAAGTAGACAATGATGCCGATGATTACATTAAACTTGATGCATCAGGTGGTACTGACAACGTTGGTGCCTTCCGTGCAACAGGTGAAATCACCGCCTACTATTCAGATGAACGATTAAAGAATTTCAGTGGAAAAATTGAAGGTGCATTAGATAAAGTGATGAACTTGAATGGTTTCTATTACACAGAAAACGACCTTGCCAAGTCATTTGGATTCAACAATGACAAGCAACAAGTGGGTGTAAGCGCACAACAAGTTCAAGCTGTGCTTCCAGAAGCTGTTCGTGTGGCACCATTTGTCAGAGATGTAGAAACTGATATAGAATATCTCACTGTACAATATGAAAAACTTGTCCCACTCTTGATTGAAGCCATCAAGGAACAACAAAAGAAGATTGAAGAATTAGAAGCTAAAATCAACAAGCAATAAGGTAACAATTCATGGCAATCACAACAAGAACGGAATTAAAAGATTATTGTCTCCGTCGCCTTGGGTATCCCGTTATTGAAATTAACGTTGATGATGACCAAGTGGAAGATAGAGTACAAGATGCCATTGATTATTGGAATGAATATCATTTCGACGGTGTGGAACGTGTATACTTGAAGGCACAAGTTGAAGCATCAGAAGTTAGGTTGTCCACCATTTTTGCAAGTCAATTCACTGTGAATGAAACCATTACAGGTGCCACATCTGGTGCCACTGCAAAAATATATGCAGTGAAAAGCAGCAACACATTGAAAGTTCGAGATGTGAATGGTACATTCAGTAATGGAGAAACCATCACAGGTAGTGAATCTGGGTTCTCCACAACATTACACGCCACCACGGCATACACAGAAAAAAGTTGGACATCCGGAGATTTCACAGTATCAGATGCCGTGACTGGCATCATTCGTGTTCTGCCTTTTGGGGATGCAGGTAGCAGTCGCGCCAACACCAACATTTTTGATGTGGTGTATCAATTTCGTTTGAATGATATGTACAATCTACTTTCATCTGATGTCATATATTACAATCAAGTAAAAATGCATCTTCAATTGCTTGATGATATGTTTGCTGGTTCTAGAAGTTTCTCTTTCAACAGAAAGAAGAACAGCATTCATTTAGATGTGAACATGGATGAAACATTTGAAGATGGTGATTACATTGTGTTTGAAGTGTATCGAGCATTGGATCCAGAAACATATACTGAAATCTACAATGATATGTTTCTTCGCCGTTACGTGACTGCTCTTATCAAGCGTCAATGGGGCGAGAACATGAAGAAGTTCGGAGGAATGCAACTTCCAGGCGGTGTCACCATGAATGGACAAGTCATCTTTGATGAAGCATTAGCAGAATTAAATGCACTAGAAACAGAAATGCAATCCAGATACGAGTTGCCTGTTGACTTCATGGTAGGCTAACATGGCCACCAATTTCTATTTCCAATCAGGTAGTACATCTGGAACCACAAATGAACAACGGCTTCTAGAAGACCTCATCATTGAAAGCATCAAGATTTACGGTCATGATGTTTACTATCTTCCACGCACATCTGTGAAGCAAGATGAAGTTCTTGGTGAAGATGTGTTGAGTCGGTTTGAAAATGCATACCCCTTGGAAATGTATCTCACTAATGTTCAAGGATGGGAAGGTGATGGTGAATTGTTCACTAAGTTTGGTATTCAAGTTACTGACCAAGCCACATTCGTGGTATCAAAACGTAGATGGGAAGATGTAGTAGGTAGCAATCCAGATGAATTGTTACAACTACCTTCTCGTCCTGCCGAAGGAGATTTAATATATTTTCCTCGAACAAATTCCATGTTCGAAATTAAATTTGTACAACATTTAAATCCTTTCTATCAATTAAATAAATTCTATATTTACAGCATGAGCTGTGAATTGTATCAATACAGTTCCGAGAAGTTTGAAACAGGTGTTGAAGAAATTGATGCAGCAGAAACCGCAAGCTCACAAGATGTGTTTGAATACAACATTTTGATGGAATCAGGTGATATGTTGTTGTTACAATCAGGCTTCAGCATTGTTCAAGAACAATTTGGTACCCGAGCATTGGTACCATTCAGTGATAACGCATCATTTGAAACAGAAGGACAAGACATCCTGGACTTTACAGATATAAATCCTTTCGGTGAATTCTAATGTTCAAGAGTAGATATTTCTATCATCAACATATTAGAAAGGCTATTATTGCTTTTGGAACGTTGTTCAACAACATTCAAATACGTAGAACCAATGATACAGATGAAACGGTGCAAAGTTTGTTTGTTCCTCTTAGCTATGCACCAAAGCAAAAATTCATTGACCGTATTCGTGAAGCTCCAGAACTGGAAACAGGTCGTGCCACATTTGCCATTACATTACCTAGAATAGGATTTGAAATCACCACATTCAATTATGATCCATCTAGAAAATTGGCTGTGCGACAAAATGTTCGTGCTGTAGATGATTCAGGAAATTCAGCAACAGGTGTTCGATATTCATTTGTGTCAACTCCATATAACATGGGTATTGGCATGAGTGTTTTTGCAAAAAATCAAGATGATGGATTGCAAATCATTGAACAAATTCTACCATATTTCAATCCTGATTTCAACGTCACCATTAACACCATTCCAGAATTGGGTGTAAGAAATGACTTGCAAATTGTTTTGGAAAACGTTACATATCAAGATGAATGGGAAGGAAGTTTTGATAAACGATTAAGTGTTGTCTGGGATTTGAATTTCACAGTGAAGTTAAATATGTATGGGTATGTTCGAGATGCCAACCTCATCAAGAAGGTTATTCAGAACATTTATGCTGATCCGGCACTTGTTGAAGGACAAGTTCCAACCAACAGTTTCATTGGTACCAAAATCACAACTGAACCAGATCCTACTGATGCGTTACCCACAGACGCATACGATTACATTCAAGAGTTTGATGAAATTTACACAGGTGAATAATGACATTTGATAATTTAAATGATAAGTTCAATGTGACAAAAATAGAAGATGAAACAAGCGTCATTGTTCCTGTTTCTGTAGAAGATGATGCGGCTCATGCCAGAGAAACATTACGCAATCTCATCGACAAAGGGAATGAAGCCATTGATGGCATTTTGCACATTGCCAAGAACAGTGACCATCCTCGTGCCTATGAAGTGGCAGGTCAATTAATTAAGACGGTTTCAGACACAGCAAAAGATTTGTTAGAAGTTCAAAAACGTAAGAAAGACTTGGAAAAAGAAGATAAACCAAAGATACAAACACAGAACAATTTGTTTGTTGGGTCCACTCATGAGTTATTGAAAGCCATGAAACAAGCTCAAGAACCAATACAAATAGAGAGTTCGAATGATTGATAAAGAAAGTTCATATCATGGCAATCCTAACTTAAAAGCAATTGGGTATCAGCATCAATTCACACCTGAAGAAATTCAAGAGTTTGTGAAATGCCAAAAAGATCCCATCTATTTCATTGAAACCTATTGTCACATTGTATCATTGGACAAAGGGTTAATCAAGTTTAAATTATATGATTGCCAGAGAAAAAAAGTAGAAGTGATTCTGAACAACAGAAAAGTGGTGTTGATGGAAGGGCGTCAGCAAGGGAAGACCATCACATCAGCCGCCTGTATTCTATGGTACACATTGTTTCAAGAAAGCAAAACGGTTGCCATTCTTGCCAACAAAGGAAGTGCCGCCCGAGAAGTTCTGGACCGGTATCAAATCATGTATGAACATCTTCCCATCTGGATGCAACAAGGTGTTCGTACTTGGAACAAGGGTAATGTGGAACTAGAGAACGGCAGTAAAGTGTTCACAGCCGCTACAACAGCATCAGGTATTCGTGGTAAATCTGTTAACTGGTTGTATATTGACGAAGCTGCCATTATTCCCAACAATGTTGCTGAAGAATTCTTTGCTTCAGTATACCCCACCATTTCTGCCGGTACCACCACAAAGATTCTGCTAACATCCACACCATTAGGATATAATCATTTCTGGAAGTTCTGGAATGAAGCAGAAAAAGGCAAGAACGGCTTTGTGTCACATTTCATTCCTTATTGGGAAATTCCTGGGCGTGATGAAGTTTGGGCTGAAGAACAACTACGCACACTTGGAGAAGTGAAGTTTAATCAAGAAGTGTTGTGTGAGTTTTTAGGGTCTAGTAACACCTTGATTAACGGTAGAACATTGGCACAAATGAGTAGCATGGATCCGTTCTATTACAATGACATGGGGTTGATGTTGTATGAAGAACCACAAGTAGGGAAAAATTATGTGATTACCGTGGACGTTTCACGTGGCGTAGGTGGTGACTATTCAGCCTTCACTATAGTTGATGTCACAGATATGCCGTATAAGTTGGTAGGCAAGTTTAAAAACAACACTATTGCTCCCATGTTGTTTCCTGAAGTGATTCATAAAACAGCTAAAGATTACAACAACGCCATGGTGTTGGTGGAAACCAATGACATTGGTGGTCAGATTGCCGACATTTTGTATGCTGAATTGGAGTATGAAAACATACTGAGCACCATCAAGGAAAACAATCAAACATACATTAGTCCTGGATTTTCCAAGTCCACAACTCTTGGCGTAAGAACCACCAAGACGGTGAAACGACAAGGGTGTTTCGCCATCAAGAGTTTACTGGAAGAGAAAAAACTAAATATATTTGACGCCGACACCATACATGAATTTTCAACATTCGTGGAAAAAAGTGGTAGTTACGTGGCTGATGAAGGGTATCACGACGATTTAGTGATGACTCTGGTCCTTTTTGGATGGCTCACAACCAATCAGTATTTCAAAGAGTTAACGGACGTGAATGTTCGTGAACGAATATACAAACAACAAATGTTACAAATCGAGGATGAGTTAACTCCTTTTGGCTTTATAAACAATGGTCCTGATGAAGAAACGTTTGTGGCAGACAATATTGTATGGTCCACAGACAGAAATTTGCCATGGAAGTTAGATAAAGATTCGTAAACTTATAAATATTTTCAACTTGTTCCAAGACAAAATGAATTTGGGTCTTTGAAAAATTATCACAGATATAGGAGAATAACATGGCATTTCAACTTTCGCCGGGCGTACTAGTCGTTGAAAAGGACCTAACCAACGTAGTTCCTGCCGTTGCCACATCAATTGGTGGCTTTGCAGGTGACTTCCAATGGGGTCCTTGCTTCGACGCAGTAACCATCAGTTCAGAAATTGAATTGGTGAAAACATTTGGTAAGCCAAATGACACAACAGCAGCTAGCTTCTTCTCAGCTGCCAACTTCTTAAGCTACTCAAACAACCTTAAGGTGGTTCGTGCAATTGGTACCTCAGCACGTAACGCCGTAGCTTCAGGCACAGCAGTGCAAATCAACAATGAAACAGAATGGGATGCAGATTATTCAGCAGGCGAAGGCGCAGTTGGTGAATTTGCCGCCAAGTATCCTGGTACACTAGGCAACTCATTAAAGGTGTCCATGGCTGACTCAGCAACCTTCTCAGGTTGGGCATACGAAGCTCAATTTGATGCAGCACCAAGCACAACAGATTATGTATCAAATCTTGGTGGTGCCGATGACGAACTACACATCATCGTCATTGACGAAGATGGTTTAATCTCAGGTACAGCTGGTACAGTTCTTGAAAAATGGGCCAACGTGTCCAAGGCTGCTGATGCAAGAACATCAGCAGGCGCCAACAACTACTATGTTGAAGTATTGAAGGGTTCAAAGTATATTTGGTGGATGGATCACACCACATCAGTAGAAGCAGGTGATACTGCTTGGGGTTCAAGTGCAGCAGGAACCACTTTCAAGACCATGTCCACAGTTGTTACACGTTCATTGACAGGTGGTGTCAATGATGCACCAACCGATGCAGAAATTCAACAAGGTTATGACTTGTTTGCCAACGCAGAATTAATTGACATCAATCTTCTTATCAATGGTCCTCACTCATTGGCAGTTGGTAAGTACATTGTAGATAACATTGCAACATCTCGTCTAGATTGCGTAGTGTTCGTTTCACCAACACTTGCTTCTGTATACAACAATGCCGGTGATGAAGCTGATGACATTGTTGATGAACGTAATGATGCAGCATTCAATGTGAACACATCATATGCTGTCATGGACTCAGGTTGGAAGTATCAATATGACAAGTATAATGACAAGTATCGTTGGATTGCATTGAACGCTGACGTAGCTGGTTTGTGCGCACGTACCGATGCCATCGCTGATCCTTGGTTCTCACCGGGTGGTTTAAATCGTGGTCAAATCAAGAATGTTGTGAAGTTGGCTTATTCACCAGACAAGACTGACCGTGACACCTTGTACAAGGCAGGCGTCAACCCTGTTGTATCATTCCCAGGTGAAGGCACTGTGTTGTTCGGCGACAAGACACTTCTTGCCAAACCATCAGCATTTGACCGCATCAATGTACGTC